CCTCAGCATTATCAATCTTGCGCTTCAACATGTCGGCGCCTCCCGAGTCGGGGCTATTGAGGATTCAGAACTCGCTGCAGAAGCTAATCGATCCTATCCGTTTATCCGGGACGCGGAACTTCGGGTGAACGCTTGGGGGTTTGCACAGAAACGGGTCAATCTGGCCGTCAATGCTGTGGTGCCCGCGTTTGATTTTCTTCGGGCGTACCCGTTGCCGGATGACTATATCCGGATTATTAAACCGGTTCGGCAGGATCTTGATTGGCGAATCGAGCACCATGAAGGCGCCCTTGCGATTCTCACAAATCAAGACGCGCCTCCGCTCCGGCTTCGGTATATCTACCGTGCGCCCGAGGCGGGGTTTGATCCGCTCTTTGTTATGATGTTGTCCTGTTCGCTTGGCTGGCAGATTGCGGAACGAGTCACGCAATCGAACTCGAAGCGGGACGCGATGAAGGATAAATACCAGGAATATCGGAAAGAGGCGCGGCGCCTCAATGCCTTTGAGCGCGTGCCGGATAAACAACCGCTGGACACGTGGATTACAGGCCGGTTGACCGGGGGCCTCGCCGATGTTGATTGGGGCGAACAGTAATGCGTTCAACCTCGATTAAATCGAATTTCAATACGGGCGAAGTGTCCGAGCTGATGTACGGTCGACTGGCTGATTTTGATCGGATGAAATCGGCCATGGTGCAGTCGTTTAATGGAATTCCTCTGATTGAGGGAGGATGGACGCGCCGTCCTGGGACCGGGCACTGCGACGAAGTCCGGTACTCGTTAAAAGCGACGCGGGTTGTACGATTTAAGTATTCGACCACGCAGAGTTATGTGCTTGAGTTTGGGGATCAGTATGTCCGGTTTAAGAAACATCGTGCTCCTGTGTATCGCGGCGCCGGGCAGTTAACGGTTACGGGAGTCACGCAAGCAAACCCGGGCGTTTTGTCGTATACCGGGACCGATCCGGCGAACGGGGATGATTTTGATCTTTCTGGGATTGTCGGCATGACGCAGCTAAATGGGCGCCGTGTTCGAGTCGCCAATGTCAATGCAGGGGCGAATACGTTTGAGCTAACGGCAAACGACGGGTCGGGTATCGATACGACCGGATTTGGTTCCTACACGTCCGGGGGCGTCGCTAATCTCGTCTATACGTTGGCACTCCCTTATCTTGAGGCTGATCTCTTTCACCTCACGTTCACACGATCTCCTGATAAACTGTATATTTTTCACCCAGATTACCCGCCGGCTACGCTGAATCGCTTTGCGGATGATTCATGGACGCACACCCCTATAGTATTTCTGGACGGCCCGTATCTGCCGGCCAACAAAACGGCAACGACATTAGCTATTAGTACGGCGACTCCGGGGACGGGCCGTACGCTGACGGCTTCCGCCGCGGCCGGAATTAATGACGGGGCTGGGTTTCTCACGTCGGATGTCGGGCGGTTGGTGCGATCTAAGCCGAGTGCGGAATGGGGGTATGCGCTGATTACGGCGTGGGTGAGTTCGACGCAAGTGACGGTGACGGTTATTAATACTTTTTCTGTGACGACGGCTACAACCAATTGGCGTCTTGGGCTTTTGTCGGATACGACGGGCTATCCCCGTGCCGGGACTTTTTTTGGCGACCGATTGGTGATGGGCGGGACGCCAGAGCGAGAGTCCCGATGGGATGCGTCGGTTGCCGGGGACTATCCGAACTTTGCCGAAACCTTGATTGACGGGACGCTGACGGATTCGCATGCCGTGCAATACACGTTAACGGCCGAAGAGTCTCAACAAATCCGATGGTTACGGAACATCGCAAACGGGTTTGCCGTGGGAACCTTTGAGGGGGAGTGGTTGGTTCGGCCGTCTGTTAACGAGGAAGCTTTGACGCCTACAAATCGCGATGCAAAGCAATCGTCTGACTATGGTTCGGAGGCGATTGAGGCGGTGAAAGTTGGGTCGGTCATTATGGCCGTTCAGAAATACGGGCGGCGTGTGCGCGAAATTGCGTATAGTTTTGCGGACAATAAACTCGTCGCCGGAGATGCGACGGTCCTTGCCGAGCATATCACCAAAGCGGCTACTCTTGAGGAGTCGGGCCTTGTTGAATTAGCGTTCCAGAAAGAACGTATCCCTGTCCTGTGGGCGCCACGGAAAGACGGAGTGCTGATAGGGATGACCTACTCGCAGGATGAAAAAGTGGGGGCGTGGCACCGGCACGCACTCGGAGGCTATGCGGATGTGGCACGGACGGTTGCGGCGCGTGTAGAATCGGTGTGCGTGGTTCCGTCAGGAGATGCGTCCTATGAGGAACCGTGGTTTGTGGTGCAACGGTACATCGGCGGGCGGATTGTGCGTTACGTAGAGTTTCTGTACAAGTCATGGGAGAAAGGGGATGACCAAGCGCTTGCACAGTTTCTAGACTGTTCAAAGTACTACGAAGGGGCTCCCGTGACGACGATTACCGGGCTCCATCATTTAGTGGGGGAGACGGTGTCTGTCTTGGTTGACGGGGCGGTCCATCCGGATGTGGTCGTGAGCGCAGCGGGGGAGGTTATGCTAAATACGTCTGCGTCAAAAGTTGTTGTGGGGTATGCCTATAACTCCGATGGGGAGATTTTACCATTTGACGCGGGGTCGGCCGATGGGACGGCGCAGGGAAAAATTCAACGAAAACATCATGTTGCGTTTCGTGTCTATCAGTCGCTCGGGTTATCGGTGGGGCCGTCATTTGCGAAACTTACTTCATTGACGTTTCGAACCCCAGCCCACGGAACAAATGCGGCTACGCCGCTGTTTACGGGGCTTAAAATATTAGACGGCTGGCCGGGAGACTACTCTACGGAGGATCGCCTATGTTTTCGGTTCAATCAGCCGCTTCCGGGAACGATCTTGAGCATTATCGCCCGGCAGAGTACCGAGGATGCTTAGACGTTGTTCCGTTTGAAGCGTGGCATCTGAAGTTTTTACGGCTGCGGCCGGAGCAGCAGCAAATAGGGGTTGATGTCAATCCGGAGTATGCCCAGGCGTTGCAGGAAGCCGGGAATGGGTTTTCAGGGTGGGCGGGGTCCGAGGTTATCGCCGCGGCAGGGATTATTAAGTTTTGGCCAGGGCGGGCCCAAGTGTGGGGTATGTTTTCGTATCTTATGCCGGTGTACGGAGCTCTCGTCCACAGGCACGTTTTGCGGTATATTCAACGGTATCCGGTGGCGAGGTTGGAGTGTGTTATTGACCCCGCGTTTCCGGTGTCTATTGAGTGGGCAACGCGGTTAGGGTTTCGGTATGAGAGTCGCATGAAACAGTACGGGGTGCGCGGTCAAGATATGCTGATGTACGTGAGGATTCGATAATGGCGCAAGCGGTTGTTCCTTTGATGTTGGTTGGAACCGTGATGTCCGCTGTTGGTGCGACGCAATCCGCAACCGCGCAGAAAAACGCCGCGCTCTATAACGCGCGTCTTGAAGAAATCAATGCGATGACGGCGGCCGATCAAACGTCGGCTGAAGTCAATCGGTTTCAACGTGAGTCGGAACGACAATTGGGGAGCATCCGTGCCAACCTTGGCGCAACCGGAAGTACGGATGACGCGCTATCGGTTTTGGCCGATGTTGAATCCCGCATGGAATTGGATCGGGCGACGCTGCAATATCGGGGGGATTTGCGGGCGCAAGGGCACCGGGAATCCGCGAATTTGAATCGGATGGCGGCGAATGTAGCCGGACAGGAGGGGGCGCTCCGAAGCGCGAGTGCATTTTTGAGCGGTATCGGAAACACGGCAGTGTTTGCATCGGCGGGGTCCGGTTCGTTGAATCGAGCTCCCGCTGGGGCAATTTCTCGTAGCTTTTTAACGGAGTAAGCATGCCACGGATACCCGACTACAACGGCAGTGTCTCCCCGCAAACCGATATTCCTCAGCGCCAGGCGCAACCCAGTGACTTAGGGGGGACCGGTTTTTCAGAACTCGGGCAAGGGCTGCAGCAAGGGGGATCGCGTCTCGCCGAGGCGCAACGCTTCTACAACCAACGAAAAACCGCGCAAGAGGTTACCCGTGTTGACGTGTCGATGATGCACGCCAAGGCGGAGCTCGCCCTTGAACTCGATAAGATGGCGAAAGACTGGAAGCCGGAGGATGGGGAACTCGTTCCGGCGATGCAGGAGAAAGTTCGTCAGCGCATGGAAGCCATGGCGTTTTCTGATGGCTCGATGGTGCATGAAACGACGGCCGGGCGTCAGCATTTTGAGAAACAATCGGCGGCACTCGCGGATGATTTTCTTTTAGCGGCGACGAAGGCTCAAAGTGATGTCATGGGCCGGCATGCGATCTTGCAATATAACGAGGCCGTTGATACGGAAGCGAATTATCTGCAGCAGAATCCAGGGGCGTTTCCCTTGGTGAAAACGGATTTCGGCGCTATGATGGATAATCCCAATGGACGCTATGCCGCACTGCCAGCAGAGAAACGGGAGGAGTTAAAACGGGGGGCGATGAATGCTTTCGCATTGGCGACGGCGCAAGGCCGGATTCGTTCGGAACCTCGGGTGGCGCTCTCGGAATTGCAAACCGGATGGCTTGGGGAGCATCTGAACAATACGGACACGCCGGTGCTCATTAACCAGGCGAAGACGGCGGTCCATGCGTTGGAGATTGATGAGGATCGTGCTTATCGGGAGCAGGAACGGCAGCGGGTTGCCACGGCTCGGGCGATTTCGAATAAGCTTTTGACGAAGCTTGCCGCGCATGATTCAGATCCCACGAGTCCGCCGTTGACGGCACAAGACCTCATTGATTCAGGCATTGGGAAGTACGACGACAACGGGTTTCAGTCGTTGATTAGCGTGCTGCATACCCGTTCGAAAGAAGGCGCGGAACAGGTTAAGACTGATCCCACGACATTTCGGGATCTCTTTAACCGGATCCATGCCGATCCTGGGGATAAGCGGCGGTTGACGGATGAGATTGCGATCCAAGATGCCTTTGGAAAACGGGGCAAACTCTCGTTTGCGGACATGGTGCACCTTCGAAAAGAGTTTCAAGAGAGTCGGACCCCCGATGGTGCGAGACTGTCTGATACGAAACGGATCTTTTTTGACGGGATGAAGACGCAGATTACGAAGTCGAATTTGCTGCTCGGTAAGTTGGATCCGGATGGGGATTTTCAACTCATGCAATATCAGCTCATGGTGAATCGGAAAATTGAAGCGTACCGGAAGGAAGGGAAAGACCCGCATGACCTGTTTGATCCTGAGAGTGCAGACTTTGTAGGGGCTCCAAAAATTATTGGCCGGTACCAGAAAACTATGCAGCAATCAATTAAAGACTTCTCGCAGAAGATGCGAACGGAAAAGAGTAAACTCCCGGAGATTCCGAAAGAGCACATGCGGCGAGAGGGAGAATCGTACGGTGATTGGAAAAAGCGGGTGAACCCGTGACCGGTCTTGAAGAAATCCAACAGGCGCGGCAAGCCGGATTCTCCGATCAAGAGATTGAGGATTTTATTACGTCGGAAAAAGCGAAGGCCGAGGCGGCTGGGTTTTCATCCGCCGAAGTTGATGAGTACTACGGCCGAAAGCAGTTCGATGACGCGCCCGTGAAGGCACTCCTTCACGACAATCACAAACAGGCCACAACCCCTCAGGCCGGCAGTACCACGCCGCCAAAGCCCATTACGAACTTCACAGAGGCCCTTGAGGCTGGGCTGCAGATGTCTGTGTCCGGGTTAGCGGTTCGAGGGCAGGCGCCGGATTTTGCAATCACGGAAGACACGTCACGCGCCAATCGCATTGCCGCGAATGTCGCGTCGCTTGCCGGAGATATTCCCGCCATGGTAGGGGGGTATGCGCTTGGCGGGGGCCAAATCACCGGTATGGCGGGAGCGTTTGCCCTACCAACCGCCATGCGCCGGGTCTTGATGGATAAATACGAAAAGGGTGAAGTGCAGGGGTGGGGCGATTTTTGGGATCGGTTTTCGGGGGTGGCGCTGGATACCGCGAAGTCTTGGATTACGGGGGCGGCAACAGGTGCCGCTGGGAAGGCCGTTGGGGGGCTTGATATTTCTTCGAAAGTTTTGAAGGGGTCAGCGGTGACGGCGGCGGAATTGGGGACGATGGTGACGGTCGGGAGTGCGCTTGAAGGCCATGTCCCGAATGCCGATGATTTTGTAGATACCGCAATCGCTCTTGGTTTTGTTAAAGGGTCGGCGGCGATGGCGAAGAAGCTGCGGAATATTTACTCGGAAACGGGGGTGACGCCGGAGCAACTTGCACGGGACGCGGAAGCCGATCCCACGATTAAACAAGACCTTGGCGCGGATAACATGGAGGTTCCGCGGAAGTATAAGACAGCCCTACAGAAGGTGGGGGAGAAGATTTCATCGGGCGAACAGGACGTCAAGCCGTCAACCTGGCAGGATGTCTATACGAAGTTTGTCGATGACTTGAATCCAATTCGTGAAGAAGTGAAGAAGATGAACAAGCTCATTGATGAGGGGAAGCAAGGGGACGGACAGGACCCCTACACCCTCATGCGTCTCTTGCGCGGATCGGTGGGGCGATCGGCGCATTTCCTTGAGCAAGGGACGACAGATTTTAAGACGTTGAAAAATAACGGAGAATCGCTGCGGGACATTCTGAAGGGCGAGCAGGATCTTGATAGCTTGCGCCAATTCTTGGTTGCCCGACGGGCGGTAGAGCTCCATGGTCGGGGGATTAATCCGGGTGTCGATTTGAAGACGGCCGAAGCCGCGGTTGCGGAAGGCGGCAAGAAATTCCAGGGGATTGCGAAGCGGATTACGGACTATCAAAACCGAGTCACGCAGTATCTTCGTGATTCCGGGGTCCTTTCCGATAAAGCGTACGAGGCCATGACGGAGGCGAACAAAGCCTATGTGCCGTTCTTTCGGGTTATGGACGAGCAAGCGCCCGGACTCGGGAAAGGGTCTTCGGTCAAGAATCCCATCCACACAATCAAAGGCTCCGATCGTCAGATCGTGGATCCGCTTGAGTCAATTATCAAGAACACCTATGTCTATGTGGCGCTAGCTGAACGAAACGCGGCGAACCGATCTTTTATCACGCATGCCGATAAGACCGGCATTCCCGGCCAGTTCTACACGAAAGTCAAACAACCGGTGCAGGCAATTGAGGTTCAAGAGCCTGAAATTCGGAAGATGTTTGAGGCGTTTACGACTGAAGTGAAACAACGGTCAACGATTCAGCGGACGGAGAAAACGACCCGCGGAGAGGCGAAAGAGCCGGATAGTAAGGCGTTCACGCATGTCAAAAACCGCACGCTTGAAGCCCTCAGAGCCCGTGGATTTGCGGAGGGCGAGGCGAATCAAATGGTCGACCGGTTGATGGCGAAGGGCGGGGACTCGGGCGCGGTGGAGACGTTGATTCGTGAAGTGGAGAAAACGGCATATGTGCAAGAGCTGAACATCCGACTCCCGCATGAAGCGGCAACGATCTTCCGGAAGATGCAAACTCCGCTAAAACCGAATGAAATCGCCGTGTTTGAGAACGGGAAACGGTCGGTCTATGAAGTCGACCCGGATGTTGCGAGTGCCTTCAAGGCAATGGATGCGGAAACGGCAAACCTGTTTGTCAAATTGATTGCGGTCCCGGCGCAAACGCTCCGGGCCGGCGCGATCCTCTCGCCCGATTTTATGGCGCGGAACGCGATGCGCGATCAATTGTCCGCCATGATCCTATCCAAACACGGATTCTTTCCGATCTTTGATTTTGTCCGCGGTGCCATGTCGTTGATTAAGAAAGACGAGCACTACGGGAATTGGCTGAAGTCTGGCGGGGCGAATGCCGCGATGGTGTCGGTGGATCGTCAGTATCTAAGTCAGCATTTGTTTAACCTCAGCAAGGAAACAGGGCTGATGGAACGGGCGTGGAACGTGGCGAAGTCGCCGATTGAAGTGTTGCGGGTGGCGTCAGAGCTAGTGGAAAACGCCACACGCTTGGGAGAATTTAAGAAAGCCGCGGCTGGCACGGCGGGCACGCGAGCGGATCTCCAAAAAGCCGGGTTTGCGTCTCGGGAGGTCACGTTAGACTTTGCCCGTATCGGGGCCAACATGCGGGCGGTCAATATGATTTCGGCCTTCACCAACGCCCAGATTCAAGGGCTTGACCGGGTGGTGCGCGGATTTGGCGAGAATCCGATTGGCATGTCGGCCAAGATTGGCGCGGCGATTACGCTGCCTTCAATGCTTTTATGGTGGGCTAATCACGATGACGAGCGATGGGAAGAAATTCCGAATTGGCAGAAGGACTTGTTCTGGATCGTTATGACGAAGGATCATATCTATCGGATCCCGAAACCCTTTGAACTGGGGTTGATCTTCGGTACGCTTCCCGAACGATCCATGGAAGCCTATTTCACGGAGAACCCGAACGCTTTTCATGATTTTGAAAAGTCGATGATCGATGCGTTTACTCCGAATTTGACGCCGCAAATAGCACAGCCGATTATCGAACAGTTCTCCAATCGCAGTCTTTTTACTGGGATGCCGGTTATCCCGGCGGGGGCGGAAAAATTGCTTCCGGAGTACCAGTATCACGAGTATACGACAGAACTTACGAAGGCTCTCGGGCATCTTGTTGGCGCATTCCCTGGGTTACGGGAGCGGGCTATTTCAGATGAGCAGAGTCTTATAGGTGGAGTGGCCCGGGCGCTGTCAACTCCTGCCTTGGTTGAGAACTATGTCCGGTCTTGGACGGGCGGGCTTGGGATGTATGCGATCCAGCTTGCGGATAAAGCCCTCCGTGATGCGGGGGCGCTCCCTGATCCGGTGAAGCCGACTCCGACCTTATCAGATATCCCGTTCGTCAAGGCGTTTGTGGTTCGGTATCCGTCTGCGTCGGCACAATCTATTCAAGATTTTTACTCTGCCTATTTCGCGCAAAAGCGTTACATCGATACCGTGATGACAAAAGCGAAAGAGGGTGACCCTGCCGCAGAACAGATCCTTAACGAGCATACCGATAGAATGCTTGATTTGACAGCCATGAAGGATGCGCTATCTGAGCACTCGCAGCTTGTGCGGTTGATTTATAAGAATCCGGACATGCCGGCTGACGAAAAACGGCAGTTGATTGATACGCTGTATTTTCGTATGATAGAACTTGCAGAAGCAGGAAATAGTGTACTCCGCGACAGTCGTAAGGAGCAAGAGCCGTGATCTCAACACAGGTTGCTCGATCGGTGTATACGGGCGATGGTGTGACAACGGGGTTTCCGTTCTCCGCGGTTGTCCTGAATGGCACGGATGTTGTTGTTTTAGAAGTGGTGATTGCGACCGGCGTAAGTACAACGCTCACCCTAGGGGGGCACTATTCAATAGAAGGAACGCCGGATAGCGTCGGGCGATATACAAACGGCATTACGGTTCGTGCGGCTGTGGCCCCGGCAAGCACCGTGCAATGGGTGATTTATCAGGATCCCGCTGTTACTCAGAATGTCGACTTAACCGATAATGGGTTGCTTCCGGTTGAGTCGCAAATCGAACTGCCGCTTGATCGGTTGACCGTCATCGCTCAACGAACTCGAAATCTCGTGACCCGTGTGTTAAGCCAGCCAGAATCCGATTCAACGACGATCGGGGCATTGCCGAATAAAGTCGAACGGGCAAGTAAGTTTCTTGCGTTTGATGCGGCAGGGAATCCGATTGCCTCGGACGGTGGAATCTCTGGCAGTATTACAACCTCTGCGTTTATGCAGACGGTGCTCGATGATGCTGATGCAGCGACGGCACGGGCTACGCTTAAAGTAGGGTGTGCGCTCGGATCGGTGCGGGGACTTGTTGGCGAGCGGAATACTTCGACGGCGACGATTATTGACGTGGATATGGCGGAAGTTACGCTTGTTCGGCATGTGTCACATCAGCCCAGTGAGTATGTCACGATACGGAATGTACTAGGGCAGCTCTCTGGTTTGTCTGTCAATGCGGCGACGGCAGGCCCTGTGGCTGGTGGGCGCGATAAGGCGGGCGCGTTTACGGATCCATCGGCGGTCTCTATTTGGGCGATTTACAACGGGACGACAGTTGCTCTCATTGCGACTGAAAGCGGAGTCGTTAATGTTCCCACCCTTCCGTCAGGTTATACACATGCTGCATATCTGACGACCGTCATGTTTACCACGTCCTTTGCTGATGTGCGTATCGTCGGAAAAACGGTGTATTGCCCGAGCACGACCCTTGCTCCTCTCACATCTTCATCATATCAATTTGCCAATCTTGCGTCATTTGCATCGGGCGCTGTTCCGTCGAATGCCTCTGCAATCCTTGGTGATGTCACACTGAGCGGCACGTCGACAGCCGGCGGGGCGCTTGATATGACATTTTTTCTCGCGTCCGGAACGTCAACCGATCCGGTTATCGCCCATCAGGTCCGGCTGTTTCAGGGGGGTATTAATTCCACAAGTCAGGTTATCACGGCGCCATTTCGGCTTGCTCTGTGGTCGTATGGGTTTGCCTGGCGTGTTACGGTTACATCGGGGTCGAGTCAATCGGCGTCGGTTTCGGTCCGGGGGTATGAAGTCTTGAACGGCGATCAATAAGGAGGGTTGGGTATGTGGTTGATCTTACTTATCTTTTTACTTAATCCGGTGTTGTCGTTTGCTCAAGTTGATCGGTGGTCCAGTCCTCCCCGTTACGCGCTTCCGAAAACGGAGGTTACTGTGACCGGTACCGCAACCCTCGTCTGTCCGACAAATGACAACCGGGTTAATTGCACCTGTCGAAATCTTGGTGCAGAAGCGGTTCGCTACGGAGATAGCACCGTCACGGCCAGCACCGGGGCCCAAATTGCAGCGGGGGAGCCGGTAGAGATACGTATTCGAGGGGCCGTTTACATGATTTCCGAGGGCGACAACACGGCCGTGGCTTGCACAGAAGAGACGTACTAACATGAAGCCAAACGAAAAACATACGCTTGCGCTCCTTCTTGTACTTGTACTGTCTATCGGGTCGGGCGGGTTATGGGCCGCGAAAATAGGGGGTGGAGGAGGGGGTGGAGGGCCTGCAGCAACCTGGTCTTCCTTGATTGCGAGTGGATCTATACCAACGAATGAAGCTTCTCGATTCTCTATTAGGGGGAATCCTACCCAGACTACCACGGGGTTTGACTTATTTACCCACTCTGACGGGACCCCAACTATCATTCCGATTTGCGGGGGTACGGAGTATGGGTGTAATACCTCTGTAGTCATCGGAAGTGGTCAATGGCGTGAATGGGCTGATAGTTCGGGGAATACCATCTTTCGAGCTACCCCTGGTGGATCAGGGATGGTGAATAAGTTGACCTATGGGGCGAATTATCGACCCCTGAAATCAGTCTGGTTTGATGCTGGGTCGCTCAAGGGTGACGGTACTCAATGCCCGGCAGATCCATCCGCCGTAACTATCAACAGCGGCCCTAAAGTGCTCAGTTTCATCTGTGCGGATAACAACGGTTCCGTCCTCTACGGAGAAGTCCCCATGCCTGCAAATTGGGATGGGGGGACTGTCACCTTTACTCATCATTACATCCAAACAGCAGCGGATACCAATGTACTAGAGGGTGCAGTTTCGTGCCAGTCGAGAGCCGCAGGAGTGGCCCCCAGTTCAACATGGGGAACCGCTATTGATATTGATGATGCTGCCGTAACTGGTAGTAATGCAGAAGATCGTACTACCAGTGCTGCCGTGACTTGTGCTGGATCGCCGGCGGGTGGAGATACACTCTATTTTAGGTATGTTTTAAGCGGAACAAACACTACAACTGCGGCAGCTTCCTTACACCACCGGGGTTTTTGGATGACCTACACCACAACTTCACCGAGTCATTAGGGAGGAGCATGTATTTTTTACGGAATTTTTTCATTCATGGACGGTTAATATGATTCGTATACTTCTTATACTTTTCTGCCTACTGCTTCCACTCTCAACTCATGCGAAAGAGTTTGAGGTGGTTCAGTGTGTCTTGCCGACTTCAGACGCGGGAACGGTCGATTGTACCTCATCGGGGTTTGGCACCCCTAAAGGCGCACTCATTTTTGGTGGATACGGTGCGGCAAACGGAACCGCGGTCGATCACGCTGGCCTTTGGATCGGCGGGTATGATGGGACTCGGCAACGATCTGTCGCTGTGGCATCTGAGGATGGGCAAGATGATTCCGATACTGGCGGCGCGAGTGATGCGAACTCCGCGCTGATTACCCTTCTGAATACTTCCCAAGCGCAGGATGGTGATTGTACCGCGTCCTTTATCGCCGATGGGATTCGACTGACTTGCGCGGATGCCCCGCCAGTCGCGTATCGTGTCAATGTCCTCCTTATTGGTGGTTCCGGTGTCTCTAATGTGTATGTTGGAAGCGCAACCGGCCACGCGTCTACGGGCGGAACCACTGCGGTATCTGATCCTGGATTTACTCCACACGTTGTCTTCTCGTGGTTTAACACTACCGACAGTCTACTTCGTAATGGAATCGGCATTGCAACGAACGAGGCAGGACCTACGATTGTTCAGCGTGTCATGGGGCACAATGACACTAACGCCTCGGCCAGCATGTCAATTATTTCGCGCTTGCTCACCAATCGATTCGTGGCGAGCGGACTCAATGTAGCGGCATTGGAGTTAACCTCGTTTGATGCGAATGGGTTCACCGTCACTACACGAGACTCAACGACCAGCGTTCCCACATTTGGCTACATGGCGATTCGCCTCAACGGGCTCTCTGCCAAACTGATGACCTCACCCGCCCCAGCTGGAACAGGATCACAAGCGGTGACTGGTGTCGGATTTCGTCCACAGGTTGGCGTGATGTTTCATGGCGAGTGGGCGGCGGTCGATACAGCCTACAGCACGAACGATGGCGAGGTTTTTGGTCTGAGTGCATTCACAACCGCTGGATCTGGCTCAAGTTCAATCTTTACGGATGATGGTGTTTCCATCAGCAACACGGAAAGCGTGACCGCTAACACCGTATGCCGGACGCGAAAGAACGCTGCCGATTATGCTACGTGCAGCTTGACTTCGCTGGATGCTGACGGAGCCACCTTTAATTATACGGTCAACAATGGAGGGGCCGTTCAACGGGCGATTTTATTTATTCAAGCGTCTGCTACCTCTCGACGACGCGCTACCCCAATGGTGTTGGAATGATGCAACTCTTTCTACTCGTGTGGCTCCTGGTTACTCCGCCACTTACTTACGCAACTGACTATTATATTTCCCCAAGCGGGAGCAATGCCGCGAATGGACTCTCGACAAGTACCCCGTGGTTGACCTTTGCCCATGCGATTAATGCGGCGCGGGCTTCCTGTGGAGATACGTTATTCTTGATGAATAATGCGTATGGAGATGGAACGAGCACTGGGAAAATTAGCATTTCAGGATTGGTCTGTTCGGCTGGCAATGAGCTGACTATTGCGGCGCTTAATCAGCGCAAGGCCAAAATATCAGATAACGGGTCAGGCCGCGCTATTTTCGTTACCAATAGCGCTTACCTCATTTTTGACGGGCTGTATGTGACATCAGCAGATAATAGTGGTTCATCGAGTGGGTCTCCGATGGTGGTGACGTTTAGCCACCACATCACGATCAAAAACATGGTTGGGAAAAATCCGAACCGTTATCGCAATCTGCACATCTGGGCTGTACAGGACAGCCAGGACGTGCTGATGGAGGATAACGAGGGATACGTCTACCATCGGCATTGTGTACTGGCGTGGGAGTCGGAACGAGTGGTTATTCGCCGCCAATACTGCACACCGCGAGGTGGGCGTATCAGTGGTGGATACAACGCGGGAGCTGGTTTAGGTGGTAGCGACACGGTCACCTCTATGTATCCGTGCAAGGATTGCATCTTGGAGAATCCCATTGCGGATGGGAGGACAGGGCCGATGCCACTAATGGAAATAAACGGTACGTTTGGATCTGGTACATTGGCTAGCGGCTCAAAGGTCCTCGGAGCGATCTGCTACAACTGTCGCTACGGCAATGCCATATATTTGAATTCTAGGAACGTAGTCAGCCTGAACAATACTCCGCAGAACATATTAATCAGGGATCTCGCGGTTATTGACTTTGATTCCCCTTCGTCTGTGATTCGTGCCTCTGACGGAGTGAACATCACCGTTGAAAATGTCACGGTGACAGGAGACGGCGGCGTTACCGGGCTTACGTTTGACGACAGTCCGACCGGGGCCACTCCCGCACAACAGTCGTTTGTCATTCGGAACAGCACAGTCTCCGGCCTAGTAGGACGAGGGTTTAATAAGACGACGACCACAACAGATTGGAGCGGAAGTTACCTGAATAGTCACAACAACGGAACCGCATTTTTCCCGTCATTGCCTGCTAATTGGACCAATACATCAACGTCTAATCCAGGCTTTGGATTATGCAAGGGGGTCTGGGTCCCAGACGCTTCCCCCCTGAAAGGAGCGGGGCCCGGTGGTGCGGATATTGGCGCGAATATTCTTTATCGGTATGTCAACGGTGTTTTGACAACCATACCGCTATGGGACCCTACGACTGGGGAATTTCCGCACGGTGAAGCGGATCTCGACGGAATCAATCGCGTCGCCGGACAATCGCTCTTTGATATCCACGTCCCGCTAAAAATTAATGACGGAGACTGCCCATTTCCGTCCGGGTATGCTGGTGGAGGGGGTGGGGAACCGACTGAACCGGAAAATGTTGTTGGTTCAACAAACCTAACAGGCCCACATGTCCACGTGATTCCAGAAGACAGTGCTATCGGGCTGCGGGTTGGCGTGGCTGTGATCTATACAGGCGCAGGAACACCGGCACACGCAACGAGCTTGTCGAGCAGTTGCGGAGGAACTGAAGATATCCCGGCGCTCTTAGAAGATCCAGTGCTTACCGGGACATCGACAGGTCATCGAAGTTTAATGGTGTTTGCACTTGTTGACCCAACACCTGGAACATGTACGTTGACCCCCACATTTAGCACCGCAAACGTGACTGGCTGGGCTATGGTGTCCGTTCAGGATGCTAATGTCGGCAGTTACGGGGCTGTAGCCACCGGTACTGCACTTTCAAGCTCAGCTTCGGTGACAACAGAAGCGAATGCCGATGAGATGATTGGTGATTTTTTCGTGACGAGTAGCTCGCCCACGGTTTCAGTTGGGCCAGGGCAAACCCCGCTGATTGATCAGCTTCACGGATCTGTATCCTTGCGCGTTGCAAGCTCTATTAAATCGGGGGCAAACGGGCAACAGGTGGAATATTCCATGACGGCAGGGTACTACTACGCATTTGCAGCGGTACCCATCATCCCGCCAAGTCCGGGTGGACCAAGTGGGGCCACCAGAACATTGACAAAATATCGAGGTGAGTGTGGGCTCGGTCCGGAAGATTTTGGGTGTCTTCTACGTTCCACCGCAGCCACCAATGCGCCATTCGAGGTCGCACCGCGAGGACTGGTGCGTATTCGCGCCGAAGTCAGTGGCGGGGTAGATACCAGTACTGCATGGGGCGTACATTGGTACTGTCAAGAGAATGCAGGTGGGTACTATCGCGTATTGGATTCCTTTGGGGAAAACAACATTCGGTGGATCGGCTCTATGTTTAGCCCATTCCATCCGTCCTCGCAAACCACCACTACGCAGCAACTCTCTGAAGGAAATTATGTAGCTGGGGCCCTTCTGACTAATCAAACATCGAACTATAGTGCGCCTAGTATGACATCGACACAGAAAACTGAATTAGTGGGGATTTTTGAGCTTGGGCCAAGTATTACCGGAACGTTCAATTGCCGCCCACAGATTGACAATGGCAATGAGTTGGATACATATACAGTGACACCGACGGGGAATGTCGTAACACCGCGAGTATTACAAGGATTTTAAAAAGAGGGATTCTCATGTCCTGGACCTATCGCTACTTCAGTTCAAAAGAGTTTGAGTGCAAATGCGGGTGCGGAGCCGGGTCTGATATTATGGATATTGACAGGGATC